TGAAGATGATGAACCCGTTGAATTAATTGATTTAATAAACCACAATGTTTTAGAAGACCAATCAAATTATAATACATTTACAAAAGAAGATCCAACTTCAATTTCAAGTAATGTCGAAAATTATTCAATCGATTTAAATTTATTAAAAACCATCAATATATCTACTAGTACATCGAATGAAAGTATTGATTATAAAAAAATGTCATTAACCAAATTAAGGGAAATTGTTGTTGAGAGAAACTTGACAACAGATTCATCTAAAATGAAGAAAAACGAGTTACTCAAATTACTTGAATAAATCACGAGCATAATAAAATAAAATTATATATTTTGTATAATTTTATTATAGCATTTAAATATATATGTCTTGGGGAACTTGTTATTCCGGTTCAAATAATATTCATTTCAATTATCCACCAATCATGGCAGATGGAAGAAGTTATGCCACCTGGCAACCAGAAGCGGTTGTCAACAAAAGAATTCAACAACAAGAAAATATTAAAACTAGTTGGGAATATAGACAATATTTAACACATAATGGTATTGAAATCATGAAATACAATACATCAGAGGCTTGTTATGATATGGGATTACCTTCGCATATTCAAACAGGAAAAACCCCATCATCCAACGTGCCATTATTGTATAAATCCACGTACGATAATGCTCGTCCTGGTTATGGATATAATAACAGTGACCTGAAATCGCCTTATTTAACTCGTGAACAATTACAAGCGCGACTCATATCACCTTCTATTGTTGTTCCAGAATAGAATCATACAGTATTGAGAATCAAAAAGTATTATAAAAAAAGATATAATATTTTTTATGTAAAAATACATATAGATTTGTTATATATGAATCATTGTTGCCCAGATTCTTCGAAAATTTTGAGTATAGACGTTGGAATTAAAAATTTAGCATTCTGCCTTTTAGTGAAAAAAGAAGAACACTATACTATTGAAAAATGGGACGTTATTAATTTAGCACAACAATGTGAAATGAAATGTAAGGAAACAGATAAAAATAATCAAGTATGTGATAAGCCAGCAAAATTTACCAAAAACGGAAAATGCTATTGTTTAAAACATTCAAAGAAACAAGAATATCAAATTCCAAATAGTGAATTAAAAACGAATTTAAACAAGAAAAAAATTCAGGAGTTATATGATTTAGCAGAAAAATACAAAATAACATACACCACTCCTATCAAGAAAAATGATTTGATTTCTCTCATAAACGATTATATACATAATACATGTTTTGAACAAGTTGAAAGTGGTAGTGCATCAAAAATAGATTTAGTAACGATTGGAAGAAATATTCAGTCAAAATTTGACACCATACTGGAAGAACATTTACAAAGTATAGACAAGGTTATTATTGAAAATCAAATCAGTCCAATTGCGAATCGAATGAAGACGATACAAGGAATGATTGCCCAATATTTCATCATGAAAAATAATAATATTTGTATCGAATTTGTATCTTCGGTGAATAAATTAAAAGATGACAAACAAAGTAATGTTGAAAAAAGCGATGAAAAAATGAAATATAGTGATCGTAAAAAAAAGGGAATACAAAAATGTTTAGAAATAATTACCAATACACATTATTATCAATGTTGGGAAGGCTTTTTTTCAAAACATACCAAAAAAGATGATTTAGCGGATTCTTTTTTACAAGGATTATGGTATGTTAAGAATAAAATGTAGTGGAAATTTTTGGGGAGTGGATTTAAAAAAAAATAAATAAGTATATTTTTTATATAAAATAAATATATTTATTATTCGTAAGACTTAAAATTATATGTTCTTATTAATTCATAAGACATGGATAGTGAAATCATTGATATTTCAGAAATAAGTTTAAACGAGCCGCCAATGAAATTTAAATCAAGTAATTTTGGCGGAGGACTTGAATTATTAATGAATGATAAAATAAAGGAAGGATCAAAAACACCAACGAGTGATATTCATATAGATGATTTAGAAAACTTAGAAAACGAATTAAATGATCTAGTCGATCATGATTTACCAAGTAGAAACACTTATGAATCCAAATCTGGTTTATTTGACGCAAAAATAGAATCATCGTCATCATTTTCAAGTGAAAAACAAAATGTAAGATTTAACGATTCTGGTTCTGGTCCAACTATCGGTCAAGCAACAGCCGATCAACATCACGACGCTCAAACTTGGGACGGTTATGGTAAATTTAACAATATTCCAATGAATCCCGATAAAGCAGGTCACGCTGAACCCCAAATGACCAAAGAGGAATTATTAAGGGAGAAATTCAAATATTTAAGAAGGTTGGAAAATCTAGAATCCAAAGGAGTGAATTTAACAAAAAAATATACGATGGAATCGCCTCTTGCCGAAATGCAGGGTGAATATGAAATGATTATGGAGGAAAAAACAAAACAAAATTCTATTAAATTCCAAGGCAACATGTTAATGGCTTGTATTAATGGTATTGAATTTTTGAATAACCGTTTTGATCCATTTGACGTGAAATTAGACGGCTGGAGTGAACAAGTAAATGAAAATTTGACAGACTACGATGAGATTTTTGGAGAATTATTTGATAAATATAAATCGCGCGCATCGATGGCACCAGAATTGAAATTATTATTCCAGCTGGGTGGCAGTGCTATGATGGTACATATGACAAATACCATGTTTAAATCCGCTATGCCAGGCATGGACGATATTTTACGACAAAACCCTGATTTAATGAGACAATTCCAATCTGCAGCTGCTAATTCCATGAGCCAAACGAGTCCTGGCTTTTCCGGATTCATGAATGGTTTAATGAATCCTGAGGCTATGAATGGTGGAGGAGGAGGACCACCACCACCTATGGCGACCCAAGGTCCAAATGCCGTTCCACCATCAGTCTCACGTGGAGGTAACAATAGTGCGTACATGTCAAGACCAGATTTGAGCATGGGTTCGGGACGCAGTAATTTCAATGATGGTATTAATATTCGAGAAAATTTTGGGGGTATAAATGATTCAGAAAAAACTTCTCGGTCATCGCGTCCTGAAATGAAAGGACCTAGTGATATTTCCGATATATTATCTGGATTAAAAACCAAAACCATCAATATACAAGAATCGTCGGCACCACCAGCGCCCGTTTCTGTACAAAGACAAAATACAACAGCAACATCACAGAATGAAAATAGTACGATTTCAATTAGTGATTTAAAAGAATTACAAAGTGAAGGAACTATGCCTAAGAAAAGTAAACGACGACAAAAGAGTGATAAAAACACTTTAAGTTTAGATATCTAATTATAATTTGTTAAAAAAAAGAATATAAAAATGTATTTTTAAATAAAATATACTATACATTTTTATATAAATATGAATACAAAGATGGATGAAAAAGAATATGATTTCATTATTTGTGCCTATGGTTGTGATACAATTCCAAAATATAACGAACAAATACGCGTGATTAATGATACCTGGGGAAAATTATGTAATACTGGGGAGTTAAATGTAAAACTTTTATATTTTCTTGGAGAAAAAACGAATGATTACTCTTTTATTGGGGAAAATTATATTCATTTACCTGGTGTTTCTGACGATTATTCATCCGCATCATATAAACAATATCAAGGATTAAAATATATTCATGAAAATTTTAAATATAAATTTGTATTTTGTTGTGGTACAGATACTTATGTGAATATACCAAAAATGGTCTGTTTAAAAAATTTTTTTGATTACAATGTAAATTATTACATTGGTGGGGATCTTGGATGGAGATTAATTGATAACACTAGATATTTATTCTTTTATGGAGGAGCTGGTTTTATCTTAACAAAGGAATGTTTATCATTATTATATCCATTATTACCAAATATTATGGATAAATGGACTGAAATATGTATGAACCATGATAAAATTTATCAACAAAATATATCAAATGATTTATGTAGATTAATGATGATTCATTCTAAACATATTGACGCATGCGATGTTTCTATTGCTTATTTTTTACAGCTACCCGAAATAAATAGTAATTTAATAAATTTACCCAAATTATTTTATTTTTGTAACTACAGAGGTTTCACATATGACCCAAAAGAACCAATATATACAATTAAACCTGTATATACCGATTATATTATAACCTGTCATTTAATGACTACAGAAGATTGTTATGATTTTACAAAATTATTAATTGAAAATTCATATTATATGGATACTAATATATTTTCATCGTCAAATATAGATGAACTAGTTGAAAAAAAAGAATTAGTCGGATTCATGAAACATCCAACGCCAGATAATACCGTGTGTTATAAATAATATAATAAATATTAGTAAAATAACTATATAAAAATTATATAATTATTAATTTATCGGAATTATGAGTGAATTAAAAATCGCATTAATCACGGGTATTACGGGGCAAGATGGATCTTATTTGGCAGAATTATTATTGGAAAAAAATTATTGCGTTTGGGGTCTGATTCGCCGTGGATCAAATATTAACACCCAACGTATTGAACATATTTTCAAAAAATTAAATCTCCGTTATGGCGATCTAAGCGATGGCATTAATTTATCGAATATTTTGAATGAAATATATACTACTCATAAGGAGTCGGTGGGCGTATTAGAAGTCTATAATTTGGGTGCGATGAGTCATGTGAAAGTGTCTTTTGATATGCCAGAATACACAGGTAATGTGGATGGACTGGGAACACTTCGTCTATTAGAAGGTCTTCGTAATTCTAGTATCCCATTGGAAAAAATCCGGTTTTACCAGGCATCCACCTCGGAAATGTTTGGTAAAGTTCAAGAAGTGCCACAAAAAGAAAGCACGCCTTTTTACCCGCGATCGCCTTATGGTGTTGCCAAGGTATATGGACATTGGATCACCAAGAATTACCGTGAGGCATATGGTATGTATGCTTGTTCAGGTATTCTTTTCAATCACGAATCTCCTAGAAGAGCCCATAATTTTGTTACCAGGAAAATAACAATTGGACTCAACAAAATATTAACGGGTCAAGACAAGAAACTTGTTTTAGGTAATATTTATTCCAAAAGAGATTGGGGTCATGCCAAAGATTATGTTCGTGGTATGTGGTTAATGCTACAACAAGAATATGCTGAAGATTATATTTTATCTACCAATGAATTTCATAGTGTTAAGGAATTTGTTGAAAAATCGTTTGGATTGAAAGGATTTGATATTCAATGGAAAGGTGAAGGGTTGAACGAGGTCGGTTATGACGCAAAAACCGGGCGTGAATTGATTTTTGTCTCGGAAAAATATTTTAGACCCACCGAAGTAGATGAATTGTTGGGGGATTCAACCAAGGCGCGCACTGAATTAGGGTGGTCATCCGAATATAGTTTTGATAATTTAGTCAAAGAAATGGTAAATCAAGATTGTGGATGTTGAAAATGATTTAGAAAAAATTATTTTATTGTTATATATTAGTATATTTCATTTGTAAATGAGTAGTTTTTTTAAACGATATTTTAGTGAAAGATTTCCACTTCCTCCTAGTGAAGAAAATAGTGTTGTTGTTAAAAAAGACGCGGATATAACATGTGATATTCGTAAATGTATATCTATTATTGATGATTTCGTGCATACATATGAATATGATATAAGTGTAGAAAGATTAAATTCTTATGGTGAATTAAAAGGAAGCACGGATAGTCCTCCTACAATTGTCCCATATAGTATTTTAGAGGATAATTTATTAAATCATAAAAAGACTCATAACCGGGAAGAAATTATAGATATTATGAATAATGTATTTGTTTTGGAAGAAGATGATAGAATTAATAAAATTGATAAAAGATATCCCAGTAATGTAGTTCGTCCTATTAATTTACGTATAATAGATGTTTTGTTTAATGAAACCTTTTTTGATGATTTACAAAGAAATACAAAAAAAAATTATACACCCAAAGAAAAAGAAGCTTTAAAAGCATGTCTCAAAGTTGAGTTAGAAGATATTAATCATAATCTTACAACATCAAAACTTACAACATCAAAACTTATCGAATTTGTTCCAGACCCTAATTATTTTGTCGCTTCTTTAACTGGCGCTACTGGAATCATTGCAATACTCATAAAACAATTAGGAGATAGAATGAAAAGAAAATTAATAATTCATCAACCTATAAATAGACCAAATGTGGAAGAAGAAAAAAAGAATAAACAAGCATTAATTAAACAAGAAAAAGCACTTGAAAGAATAGAAAGATTAGCTAAAATAAATGAAGAACGTGAAATTAGAAAAAAAGAACATGAAGAAAGGATGAAAAATGACGAGGAATATCGAAATAGAATAGAACGAAGAGAAGAAAGAGAAAAAGCCTCGTACCTATTAAGAAAACAACAATTTAAGTATGAAACAAAAAAAAGTAATAAAGAAGAACGAATACGTCGTTTTGCTAAGAAATATGATGAAGAATATAAGAACGCGTTAAGAAATATAAGAACAGATGACCCATTGGATATAAGAATAACAGATGAGAATATTTATAAAAAAAATGAAGAACGAATTGAAGGACAAATAGATGATTTTATTAAAAAAGAAAATAATTATCTGGAAGGAATAAGAAGCGATAATAACATCGCCGAACCAATCACCTCAGATAAAGTAAAGGCTTATGCTTATGCTCATGCTCATGGTGAGAATATTGATGTATATGAAACAGAATTAAACGGCGGAAAATCTAAAAAAACCTGCAAGAATAGAAAAGGAAAGAAATGCCGAAAGACAAATAAAAAACAAAAGAAAAAATCTTTGGGTTACAGAAAAAACAAAGGTAGAAAAACTCGTAGGAAATAATTAGTAATAAATATGTAATTATTGTATTCAATATTATATTCGTATATATATAATATTCAATGATGAACCAAGAAACGCTAACCCAGTCAAATACCCAAAAAAAAACATTGGAAAATGGATTATTCATATTTCGTCGTGATTTTCGGATTACCGATAATAACGGATTAAACCAATTGGTTTCCATGTGTAAAAATGTATATACCATATTTATATTCACACCTGAACAAGTCGGCACCGGGAATGCCTATAAATCAAATAATGCGGTTCAATTTATGATTGAGTCTTTAGAAGATTTATCTGCGGCAATATCACAAAAGGGAGGTCGCTTATATACCTTTTATGGGCATAATGAAAGCGTAGTTTCCAATTGTATCAAATACTATCATATTGATATAGTTGGTTTCAACAAAGACTATACTCCGTATGCTCTAAAGAGGGACGAAGGGATTGCCGACCTTTGTAAAAAAATGGGTGTGGAATGTATTCAAACAGGGGATTACTATTTACACGAACCAGGCACCATTGTGAATGGATCCGGGACGGCATACCAAAAATTCACGCCGTATTACGATACTTCGATGAAACATCCGGTGGAAAAACCCGCTCCCCAGAAGAAACAAATGAAATTCACTAAAAAATCGGGGTCGGTACCCGGGAATCACTTGATTTCTCTCAACGATGCCTTTTTCAAATTCACAAAAACAAATGAAAATATCTTGATTGGGGGAAGAAAAGAGGCGATTCGTGCGTTAAAAACAGCGTTAAGAACTCAAAATCATTACGCATCCACCAGGAATGATTTAGACAAACCAAGTAGTAAATTATCGGCATATATTAAATTCGGTTGTCTCTCCATCAGAGAAGTTTTTTGGGCATTTAAATCAAAAAATTATCATGATTTAAATCGTCAGCTTGTTTGGAGAGACTTTTATATAAATATTTTGTATAGTTATCCTCGCGTATTGGGTCACCCCATGAAACCCGCGTATTCAAAAATAAAATGGCATCATAATTCGCGATGGTTAGAAGCCTGGAAAAATGGAATGACTGGGTTTCCCGTTGTTGATGCGGCAATGCGTG